ACGGCGTGGAGCTGGCGGCGATCGACTACCGCGCGAAGTTCGCCATGCGCGAGGACGCGGTGCTGGAGGTCGTCCTGCCGCGCTGGACGCTCGCGGTCATCCGGGCCGACCTCGCCTGGAGGACCAAAGTCGAACGCGAGTCGGTTTCCGACGCGCAGATCACCGCCTGGTTCACGGACCGGTCGGTGCGCCCGCAGTTCGTCTCCGACTGGCAGGTGCGTGGCTCCGGCCAGTTCGGCCGGGTGGACACGAACATGACGGCCTGGCCCACGTCGGTCGACTTCATGATGTACGCGGCTGGCACGTTCATGCACGGCAACGGCCTCCAGCTCGACCTCGGCGTGATCCGCGACAGCGTGCTGAACGCGGAGAACGACTTCACGGCCCTGTGGGCGGAGGAGGCGCACCTGGTCGCGAAGGTCGGCCACGAGTCCCGTCTGTACCGGGCGACGCTCGCGGTCAACGGCTCGGGCAGCGCTGACCAGACCCTCGGTCACCAGCTCTGAGTCCTGACCGCAGCAACGACGGGAGGAGCGTGACGTGGCCGGTATCCGGGGCATAGTCGACGGGCCGGACTTCGTCGCGCTCCCGAACGCCCTGTGGGACGCGGCTCAGCATCCCGCCCCGGCGGGGCCGCACTGGCAGCAGGGTGTGACCTGGACGGACTGGTGCGGCGGCGCGCAGACGACCTACGCGGACGAGTGCATCGCGGTCACCGGCACGGACGGCTCGGTCCCGGCCGCCCCGCCCTGGGAGCCGACGACGAACGGCGTGGACCGGGGGGCAACCGCCTTCACGGTGTACGCCGCGTTCGACTGCTCGCTGATCGGTCTGCCCGACGTGGACCAGGCCGCCCAGGCGCTGGACCGCAGCGAGGCCTTCCAGGTCGGCCGCGCGTTCTGGACGGGGCAGGCTGGCGGGCAGGCCACCGTGTGGCCGCACCTCGCCGCAGACGACGACCTGGACGACCCGCACGGCATCCGGCTCCAGACGGCCGCCGATGTGGTTCTCGCGACGACCGACGACCCCGCCGTGGCTATCGGCCGGATGGACGCCGCACTCGCCGACCAGTACGGCGGTCTCGGCGTGGTGCACGTACCGGTCGCCGCCCTGGCCACGCTGAAGGCGCGCAGCTTGGTCCGCTTGGACGAGGCGGACGGAGTCCCCCGGACCCCGGGCGGGCACCGCATCGTGGCGGCGGCCGGGTACACCGGCTCCGGTCCCGACGGAGCCGCCGCTCCGGACGGTTCGGCGTGGATCTATGCCACCGGAGCGCTGTTCGGTTACCGGAGCGATGTGGCCGTACGAGACTTCCCCGGCACGTTCGACCGGTCCAACAACACCGTCCGCAAACAGGCCAGCCGGACGTACCTGTTCGGCTGGGAGTGCGCGCACCTGGCCGCCCTCATGACTCTCGGCGTACCCACGTAAGGGGTGAACAGTGGTAGCAACCGTGGCAGCAGCCGCCACCGCGATCAAGGGCACGCACGCCCGGATCGTCCGTGTGGACGCCTGCGGCAACCCGGTCACCGGCACCGGCTCCCTGGTCGTGGTGACCAAGGGATTTGTGCAGGTGCAAATGGAACCTCAGTACGAAGACGGTGAGGAATTTTTTGAAAGGACTGCTGACGGCACTCCTTGCGTGAACCAGAAAGACGATCCTGTGCTGAAGCGAATGCAGCTCACCATCGACTTCTGCGAGATCAACACCACCGGCGTGGCGTACCTCGCGAGCGCGCGGGAGCTGACCGTCAACGGCGCCGGAGTCACCGGCACGGGCTTCGCCTTCGCCGAGGGTTCGCCGTCCAACCGGTACTCGCTGGAGGTCTGGCAGCGCGTAGCGGGGTCCGGTTCGTGCGACCCGTCCGGCGCGCAGCGCTACATCTACAACGCGTGGCCCAACGTGGGCGCGAGCCGTATCGGCACGTACACCGTGGAGAACGGCCGCTCCACGCTTCAAGTCCAGTCCGAAACACAGGCGGTGTCCCTGACCCCGACCATCGGCTGGGGCAACGGGCCCGGATCCACGTCATGGCTGCCGACCGGCGAGACAGCCCAGGCAGGCGAGCACTGGCTGTGGAACATCACCACCACGGCGCCACCCACTCCGCAGGTCAACCCGCTGACCCTGACGTGATCCTGACGCCGGAGAAGCGCTGGTTCTGCCCCAACTGCCCCGCGACAGCGGTGACGGCTGGGGCAGACAACCGTTTCCACCCCTGCCCCGGCCTCGCCGGCCTGCTGGCCCCGATGGTCCTGGAGGGGACGCGGGTCAGCGTGCGGGCGGTCCTGCGGGAGGACTACGTGGGCCGCGAGGACGTGCGGTACGACGGCGAGGGCCGGCCGGTCGCGGCGGTGGTGACGGAGCGGGAGGACGGCATGGACCGGGCGGTCTTCGCCCCCACCGCGCGTAGCGAGGGGATGAGCTGATGGCGTGGACGGACAGCCGGGTCTTCCGGACGTGGATCTCGGGCCCGATGATGCAGGCCTCTGGGGCCGGCTACACCGGCCTGGACTCCGACACGCTCAAGGGTGCCCTGTTCGACAACACCGTTACACCCGACCGTGACGCGGCCGTCGCCGACACCGGGTACGGGGCCGGTACGTGGACGACCGGCCGGGAGATCAGCGGCGGCGCCAACTGGCCTGTCGGCGGCCGTACGCTCACCGGCAAGACGTTCACCACCCCGGCCCCGGGGGTGGTGATGTTCGACGCGGCCGACCTCGCCGCCGGCGGCACCCTCACCCTGTCCGACGCTTACGGCTGCCTCGTCTACGACGACTCCATCACCGGCGGCACGGTCGCCGATCAGGGCGTGGCCTACTTCTACTTCGGCGGCCCGCAGCCGGTCGTCTCCGGTTCGTTCACTGTGGTCTGGTCGAGTAGCGGCCTGCTCCGGTTCGAGGCGTAAGGGGGGTCGGCCGTGCCTATCCCCGCAGGAGTCGAGACGGTCACCGTCACCGACGGAGGCGTACCCCTCACCGGGCCCGACGGGACCCCGCTGGAGGGGTCCTTCACGGTGGCCGGGCCGGACCTCGCCACGGTGGCGGAGGACGACTATCTCTTCGGCGGGTCCGCGCGCCGGTGGGTGCGGGCCGGGCGGTTTGACCCGCTGCCGCTCGTGGCCACCGACGCCACCGGCATCGACCCCACCGGGTTCTCCTACACGATCGTCTTCACCCCGCAGTACGGCACGGCTTGGACCCGGTACTTCCAGTTGCCGAAGGCCTCACCGTCCGTCGTCCTGGCGGACATCCTCATCCCTGATCCGGTGGCCGGCTCGCACGCGGTGCTCGTGGACCCGGCCACGCTGACCGTCACGCAGGAGCAAGTGACTGGGCTGCCCGAGGCGCTCGACGCGCTGCTGCCCCGGGCCGGCGGCTCGGTGACCGGGGACCTGGACGTCACCGGAAGGCTGAGCACGGCGGGCCTGGCCCTGCCGCTGAGGATCCCGTCCAGCCCACGCCCCGCCTACCGCGACGCATCGTGGTCGCAGCAGTTCCAGGCAGGGCACGGCTGGAGCACATCGGGCTCGGGCGTCGCCTCCAGCAACGCCAACGACACCGACGTGCACAGCCGGGGCACGCAGTCCTTCCGCGTGACGACGACCGGCACGGGCAGCGTCGCGAACATCCGGCGCCTGGGCTCCGCACTGCCAGACCTCACCGGCAAGGCTCTGCGGTTCCTCTTTCATATCGCCGACACGACCCACTTGAACCAGATCAATGTGCAGGTCGGCAGCTCCAGCCTCGCGAACTACTTCCAGTGGCGGCTGACGACCCATGCCGCGAGTGCCGAGAACCAGGTGCTGTCGGGGGAGTGGGCCACGGTGGTGCTGTCGTGGGCTGACGTCCGCTCAGCCGGCGGCGTCTATTCGATCTCCGCCAACGGTTCCCCGTCGGTCACGACCGGCTTCACAGACCTGCTGTTCCAGGTCGTCGACGACGCGGGCGGCCCGGTGACCACCCACCTCCAGGCCGTGGAGATCATCCCGGACACGAGCGAGACATTCCCGTCCGGCGTGGTGTCGGTGACGTTCGACGACTCCTACGCCTCCCAGGTCGCCAACGCGGGGCCTGTGCTGGACGGTCTCGGCTTCCGGCCGACGCTGTACACGATCTGCGACGTCATCGGGACGCCCGGGTACCTGACGCTGGACCAGCTCCGTACCGCGCAGGACGCGTCCGCGTGGGAGGTCGCCGGGCACGCCTACGCCGCTGAGGTCCACAACGCCAAGTACCCCACCCGGACGGCGGCCGTGGTGGAGGACGACATCCGCCGCACCCGCATGTGGATGCTCGCCAACGGTTTCTCCTCCGACTCGTTCGCCTACCCCGGCGGGTTCTTCAGCCGGACCAGCGACGGCACGTCCATCGAGGCACTCACCTGCCGGTACTTCGGCAACGCCCGGGGCATCTCCTCTGCCGACACGCTGGAGCCTTTCCCGCCGCCGATGCCCCTGCGGATGCGGTCCATCAGCGGCATCGGTGCCCTGGCCGGGGCGTCGGCGCGCGGCCTGCCGGCGAACCTGACCGGCGCCGGCGGAGCGCTGGACCGCTGCCTTCAAGGGGAGTGGGTCATCCTCACCTTCCACGACATCGTCACCGGCAGCGTGACCACGGCGAACCAGTGCTCCCTGACGGATTTCACCACGATCATGAACGCGATCCGGGACCGCAATATCCCCGTCCGGCCGGTGGGCGACGTCCTCCGGCACTACAGCTAGGCGGTGGACCGTGGCACTCCAGGGCATCCCCCTCTTCTACTCCAGGCTGCGCCGCCTGTGGCAGCTCACCGGGGACTGGGCCGTCTCCGGCAATCTCACCGTGGACGGCGCGCTCACCCTCGGCAGCACGGCCCTGACACCCCAGCCGGCTGAGCCGATGCCGGCCGACCACGACATGGTGTCGTGGTCCTACAAGCCCGAGCTGGCCGTCACGACCCTCACGCCCGTGCTGGGCACGGTCTACCTGACCGCCCTGCCGGTCCGGACGGCCACCACCGTCTCCAAACTCTGGTTCCTCATGGGCGCCGCCGCGACGACCCCCACGGCCGGGCAGAGCTGGGCCGGGCTCATCAGCCCGGCCGGCACGATGCTGTCCACGGCCAGCCTGGACAGCATCATCACCAGCGGCAACGCGGCCAAGTCAGCCACCCTCGCCGCCCCGCAGGCGGTGAGCCCCGGTATGTACTGGGGTGCGTTGCTCTTCAACGCGGCGGCGGCCCCAGTGGTCTACAAAACAAACTCGCCTTTCCTCGGCTTCGCCAACGTCAACCAGTCGGCAGCCTCGGGCCGATACTCGATCAACGGCACCGGCCGCACAACGCTGACCAATATCGACCCGTCCGCCAACACGGCCGGACAGACCGTATGGATGGGGCTCTCGTGAGGAGGCACCGTGGCTGAGATGGGGCCGTGTGAGCTGTGGCCGGTCTACTGGACATGCGACGTGTCCACCTACTCACCCGAGCTGACCGGGTACGCGGTGTCCGCCGCCACGCGGGTGCTGTGGGCCCTGTCGGGACGCCGGTTCGGCCAGTGCGAGGTGACCTGGAGGCCGTGCGCGGAGGACTGCGGGGACTGGGCGTCCATTCCGCTGTGGGGCGGGGACTGGCGCACTGGCTACTCGATGCCGCCGTGGGACTTCTATCGCCTCCCGTACTGCTCCGGGGGCTGCTCGTCCGGCGGCTGCTCCTGCACGCACATCCCGACCATCCGCCTGCCCGACGGCGTGAGCCGCATCGTAGAGGTGAAGCTGGACGGCACGCCGATGGCCACTGGCTCCTACCGGCTGGACGGCCGCTCGCTCATGCGCACGGACGGGCAGGCGTGGCCGCGCTGCAACAACCTCGCCCGGGACGATGACCAGCCGGGCACCTGGTCCGTGGCGGCCGTCGTCGGCGAGGAGGTGCCGGACTCCGGGCGCCTGGCGATGGGCGAGCTGGCCTGTGAGATAGCCAAGGCCGGGACTGGGGCGGACTGCCGCCTGCCGCCGGGCGTGACGCAGCTCGTGCGCCAAGGCGTGACGATCCAGTACCCGGACATGGGGCAGTTGCTCAAGGACGGCAGGACCGGGCTGTACCTGGTGGACATGTTCCTGGCGGCGGAGAACCCGGACGGTCTGAAGCAGCGCGGCCGGGTGTACGACGTGGACCGGATGCTGAGGGGGCGGCCGTGATCGAGGGCAAAGCGCGCTGGTACACCGTCGGGCAGAACCTCGTGGCCGCCGTGCGGACCGGGCTCACGTCCAAGCCGAAGCGGGCCGGGCAGGTCCCCGGGGATATCGCGTGGGACTCGTGCGACTGCGGCGGGATGCTCGCCGTGTCGCTGACCCGGCTGTACCTCTCGGAGAACTTCCCCGAAGAGTCCGAAACGGTGAGCGGCGCCTGCCAGCCGCCGTACGAGGTGGGACAGTTCACCGTCGCGGTGGTCCGCTGCGCACCGCAGCCCGAGGGCGCGGAGACGGCACCCCGGGCGGATGAACTGGACACGGCGGCCGGGCTGCTGCTCCAGGACGCCACCGAGATGCTGGACTCGGTGGCCGCCCTGATGTGCCGTCTGAAGAACGACGACCAGGTGCTGGACTACCTCGTCACGCCCGTGGAGCCGGTCGGGCCGGAGGGGACCTGTGTCGGTGTGAACCTGACCGTGCGCGTCTGCCTGGTGCGGAGCTGACGTGCCGGCCGCGCGCATCGAAATCAGGGCCGGCGGGGTCAATGAGTTGCTGCTGGCGCCCGACTCGCCCGTGATGAAGGAGCTGATCCGCAAGGCCCGCCGGGTGCAGCGCAACGCCCGGCGCATGGCCCCGGGGAAGATGGGCCGCAAGGTGCGCGCCGTGGTGGTCGGCCGGCACGTGCGTGTGGAGTCCACCCACGAGGCGACGATGTACGTGATCAAGGGCACCCGGCCGCACCAGATCCGGCCGCGCACCCGGCAGGTGCTCAAGTTCTCGGTGAAGGGCGGCGTAGTGTTCGCCCGCGTCGTGAACCACCCGGGCACGAAGAAGAACGACTTCCTCACCAAGGCACTGCGGATGGGCTGAGCAGTCGGGGCAGTTCGCGCTCGTGCCGCTCGCCGAGCACGGACGGGCAGGCCGGACACGAGTAGCGGTCCTGACTGCCGATCCACCGCCATCCGGCGTCCCACAGCGGAGCCCACTGGAGAGGTTGCGGCCGGGCGACTGTGACCGAGCAGGTGCGGCAGGCGACGTCCATGCGCGCACTACCGGCGCAGCTCCGGAACGATCATGAGGTGCTCTGGGCTTACCGTGCGCGCCATGACCGAGATCAGGGATTTCTCCAAGAAGCGGCGAGACATCTCTTTCCGCGTTGACGACGATCTGTTCCACGCCGCGCGGGGCGTGCCGGCCGAAGTGCTGCTGGACTTCGCCACGGAGTTCTCCAGCATGGAGACGAGCGCGACCGTCGACCAGCAGCTCAAGGCCTTCCGCTCGATGCTGGAGGTCGTGCTGCTTCCGGAGTCGCTGAAGCGGTTCAGCGAGCGCATGCGCGACCGGGAGAACCCCATCGAGATCGACCAGGTGGAGGACATCGTCACCTGGCTGATGGAGCAGTACGGGCTCCGCCCTACCGAACCGTCCTCGGTCTCGCCCGATGGGCCCTCCGACCCGGGACCTGGCACTACCTCGATGGTCAGTACACCGGCAGAGGTGTCGATCTCCGCAGCCTCCCCGTCGATCGCTTCCTGAACCTCGTCTATTACGAGATGAGCCAGCGGACGGAGTCGCGCGAGGGCGAGCCGGAGGACGCCGCGCAGCAGCGGCTGGACTCCGAGCTGGGGGTGCACCTGTGGCGCGTCCCGGGCCAGGCCGAGCCGGAGCCCGTGGAGCTGGAAGAGGGCGCGCCCTGGTGGTGGCGCGGGGATGAGGACGCCTCGCAGACGTTCCTCGCGGCTCAAGGGGTGGTGTTGTAGATGCCTGTCGGCACGCTGATCGGGGCCGGGTTCGTCCGAATAGACGCCGACACGTCCCCGGCGATGAAGGCTGTCACGGGGCTGGGGCAGATGGGTGCGCACGCCCTCGCGAGCGCGTTCCTTCCGGTTCAAGCAGCGGTGGCAGCCGGCGCCGGTGCCATGGCGGCCACCCTGGCGAGTGCCGGCGCGGCGGGCGGCGCGTTCGCGGCGGCCGTCGTCCCGCAGTTCAAGAAGATCACTGAGGCCGGTCAGAAGCTGGAAGCCGCTGACGAGGCGCAGGAGAAGGCGACCATCGCCAAGGCGCACGCGCAGAAGCTGGCCAAGGAGATGGGCGTCAAGTACGGCCAGCAGATCAAGATCACGGCCGGGATGTCCGAGGAGGCCAAGACCAAGGCCGCCGAGTACAACAAGGCGCTGGGCGAGGTCACGACATCCACCAACGCGGCGCGCAAGTCGCAGGCCATCTACGACGAGAAGATGAAGGCCATGTCTCCGGCCACCCGGAAGACGGCCGACGCATACCAGAACCTCAAGGACGCGGTGGAGGACTGGTCCGATTCTCTGTCGGGCACCACCATGCCGATCTTCACGGCCGGCCTGGACAAGCTCCGCGAGATGCTGCCGAAGCTGACCCCGTTCGTGCGCACCGGCGCCCGGGAGATCAAGAGCTTTCTGTCGTCGTTCGGCGAGGGCCAGGCGGGCCGCGTCTTCTCCGAGTTCGGCAAGAACCTCCAGGCGAACGCCGGGTCTGCGCTGGGCGGCCTGCTGACGTCCATCAAGAACATCACGGTCGGTGTCGTCGGCATGATCAACGCGTTCATGCCGGTGCAGAGCGACATGTCCGGAGGCATGGCGGAGCTGACGCAGCGCTTCGCCGATTTCGGCGCGAACCTCGGGAAGTCTGAAGGGTTCGCGACGTTCATGGAACGGGCGCGCGGGGCGATACCCCCTATCAAGGAGTTCGTCTCAGCCCTCGGCGACGTCGCCTCCGCCGCCGGACCTCTGGGCGGCATGGGTCTGCTCATGCTCCAGGTCTTCTCACAGATCGTCGCCGCGATCCCCACGCCGGTGCTGCGGCTGCTCGTCCCGGCCATCCTCGCCGTCAACGCCGGAATGAAGCTGTACGCGATCTATCAGTCGGCTGCCGCTGCGGCTACGTGGGCCTTCAGCACATCCGTGGTCGCGAGCAACGGGGCCGTGGCCAGCAGCCGTGCGGCCCTGCTCCTCTTCCGGATCCAGCAGATCGCTTACGCCGTGAGTACGGCCGCGTCCACCGCAGCCACGTGGGCGTTCACGACGGCGTCCCGGGCGGCTGCCCTGGGCCTGCGGCTGTTCACCGGTGTGCTGCGCATCGCTCGCGCGGCCGTGCTCCTGACAGCCGGAGCGATGCGCGCTCTCGCCGTGGCGATGCTGACCAACCCCATCGGCCTGGTGGTCCTGGCCCTGGTGGCCCTCGGCGCCGCCTTCTTCATCGCCTGGAAGAAGTCGGAGACGTTCCGCAACGGCGTGAAGACAGCCCTGAACTGGGTCAAGGACGTCGGCGTCGCCGTCGGCAACTGGTTCGCCGGTCCGTTCGTCCGGTTCTTCACCGAGAAGATCCCCGGCGCCTTCTCCTCACTGCTCAACTGGGTACAGGCCAAGTGGACCGGCCTGGTCAGTTTGCTGTCGCTGCCGGTTCAGATGGGTGTGCGGTACGTCCTGGAGCGGTGGGAGATCCTGCGGGCCGGGCTGTCCGCCGTCTGGGGGGTGCTGCGGTCCCGCGTCTTCGCGCCCATCGGCCGATTCTTCACGCAGACGCTGCCCGGGGCAGCGACCACGGTCCGCGACCGTGTGTCCAATGCCTGGGGGAACCTGCGCGACCGTGTGGCCGGAGCCTACGGGGCGGTCCGTGATCGAGTGCTCAGCCCCCTCGGCAGGTTCTTCACCCGAACCGTCCCGGGCTGGGCGAACACCGTGAACAGTCGGGTGGTGGGCGCCTGGTTCAGCCTGCGCGACAGGCTCGTTGGCGTCTACAACGCAGTACGCAACCGCGTGTTCTCGCCCATCGGCGACTTCTTCACCCGCCGGATCCCGACCGGTGCACGCAACGCCCGGGACAAGGTCGTCGGCGCCTGGAACGGTCTGCGCGACCGGCTGACAGGCACCTACTCCTCGATCCGCGCGCGGGTGTTTTCGCCCATCGGAACGTTCTTCACCCGGACCATCCCCGGCTGGGCGCGAACCCTGCGCGACCGCGTGCAGGGCTACTTCCGGAACATGCGTGACGGCATCGGCACCATCTGGGCCGGCATCCGGAACAAGACAAAAGCGCCGGTCAACTGGGTGCTGGACCGGGTGTGGAACCGTGGCCTGGTCAGTATCTGGGGGAAGATCGCCGGGTGGGTCGGGCTGAAGAACAGCCTGAAGAAGATCAAGCTGCTGGCGTCCGGCGGCACGGTGGGCCGGGCGCAGCCCGGAGTGTTCAACCGGCCCACCGCGATCGTCGGCGAGGGCAACCCCCGATACCCCGAGTACGTCATCCCGACCGACCCCCGGTACGCCACACGGGCGCGTGGTCTGTGGGAGGCGGCCGGGGCCCACTTCTACGCGGACGGCGGCATCCTCGGCACCATCAAGGGCGCCGTCGGCTCCGTGTTCGACACCGGCAAGAACCTGAGCAAGACAGCCCTGAGCTTCCTGTCCGATCCGGTCGACAAGGCCAAGGACATGCTGATGGGCCCGCTGAAGGGGATCACCCGGGCCATCGGCTCCAGCTCGTGGGCGAAGATGGCCGCCCGGCTGCCGCGCATGGCCGTGGACGGCCTCATCCGGGCCGTGAAGTCCGTAGGCACCGACCTGCTCGGCTTCGGTGGCGGGGGTGGAAATGTCGACATCGGCGGTTCCGGCGTCAAGCGCTGGACGGGCGTGGTGCGCCAGGCCCTCGGCCTCGTCGGTCAGCCACTGTCCCTGACGAACACGACCCTGCGCCGGATGAACCAAGAGAGCGGCGGTAACCCACGCGCCGTCAACCTCTGGGACATCAACGCCAAGCGCGGCTACCCGTCGGTCGGCCTCATGCAGGTCATCCGGCCCACGTTCCAGTCCCACGCCGGGAGGTTCCGCAAGACCGGGCCCTTCATGTACGGCACATCGATCAACCCGCTGGCCAACGTCTACGCCTCGATGCGCTACGCCTTGTCGGCGTACGGCAGCCTGTCGCGCGCCTACAACCGGCCCGGTGGCTACGCGGGCGGCACCGACGGTTCCTCGGCCGGCTGGCACTGGGTCGGGGAGATGGGCCCGGAGCTGCTGAAGCTGCCCTCCGGCGCCCAGGTTCGCAGCCACCGCGCCTCCGTGCGGCAGGCCGCCACGAGCGCCCCGTCCGTGCTGCACCTGACCATCGAGAACCACGGTGTGATCGGCAGCAAACAGGAAGTGCTCGACTGGCTGGTGCAGTCCCTGGAGCAGCTCGACCGCCGCAACCGGCTGCCCCGCGCGGCGAGGAGGGCCGTATAGATGGCCGTCGCCTTCCGCTCCGTCGGCACCCGGCTCAAAGTCGACATGACCTCGGCGCCCAACCCACAGACCGTCGCCATGCCTCCAGGGCACGCGGCGGGGGACCTGCTGCTGCTCTTCCTCGTCTACGACAACAACGTGCCCCCGACGACCGAGCCCGGCGGGTGGACACTGCTCGGCACGGCCAGCGCGGGGCAGTCGCCGCAGGGCGCGACCGCCTCGCAGGTGCAGACGCGGGTGTACTCCCGAGTGGCCACCGGAGCGACGCCCGGCGCGTCGTTCTCGTTCTCAAAGTCGGCCTGGCCCACCGGCAGCCCGTTCGTGTTGGCATTCACGGCCGCGTACAGCGGGGTGGACCCGGCCGGGCCGATCGAGAAGTGGTCTTCCACCGGAACGTCGAACACGGCCGCAACGCAGGCGCACCCGCAGCTCACCACCGTCGCGAATGGGGACTGGCTGCTCACCTTCCGGTCCGGCTCCGCCTGGCAGGCGCGCACCGTCACCGTGTCGGGCGGGACGAACACCGAGCGGGTGGACGACAACGACGGGTTCGGCGAGCTGTTCGCCGCGCTGTACGACTCCGGGGCCGACCTCGCCCCGGGCGCGCAGACGCAGCGCTCCACCACCTCCGCCGGCGGGGACGCCATCTGCCAGGGCGGCTCGACGATGTGGTCCCTGGCGCTCAAGCCGGTCACCGCCGCTTCGGCCACGGTGGCTCTGCCCGGTACGGCGACCGTGTCCGCCACGGCCTACAGCCCCACCGTGGTCACCGCTCCGGGCGGGTGGGAGCTGTGTGACCCCCAGGGCCTGCCGGACTACTCCTTCCGCATCGACTGGAACGCGGACGGCTCATTCACCGACTCCGACTCCGCCGGGGACGCCTACGCGGCGGACACCTTCGGCCGGACGACGGCCAGCGGCTGGGGTCAGGCGGACACTGGGCAGACCTGGTCCGTCAGCGGTGGGTTCGCATCGGACTATGCGGTCAGCTCCGGGGCTGGGCGGCACTCATGCACCTCGCGGTCCGTGTCCCGGTTCACCTTCCTGCCGGCGGTCGCGCCGGGAGCGGACATGGACGTCTCCGTCACCGTGTCCACCGACCAGACGGCCGTCGGCGGCTCGTTCCTGGCGTTCCTGCTGGCCCGGTTCACCGACACCTCCAACGCCTACATGGCCCGGCTGGACTTCAAGGCGACGCTAGGCATGTCGCTGATCCTGCGCAAGCGGGTCGCCGGGGTGGAGACCGAGCTGGCCAACTTCACTCTCCCGTTCACGCACACGGCGGCAGCGCTGTACCGACTGCGGCTGCGCACCATGGGCCCCTACCTCCACGCCAAGTGCTGGCCGGTGGGCGAGACGGAGCCGGCCTGGCAGGTGCGGGCGGAGGACTCCGCGCTGACCACGGGTTCCGGGGCCGGAGTGCGCACGTTCGTCGAGGGGACCACCACCAACACGCTGCCGGTGGGGTATGCGTTCGACGACTTCCAGGTGCTCCAGACCCTGAACCTGGACGACGTCACCGACGAGATCATCAGCGACATCTCGGTGAGCTACGGCCGGGACCAGGACCGCCAGCTCAGCCCGGCCGCTGTCGGCTCTGCCTCGTTCACATTGAACGACACCCACCGCCGCTACAGCCCGGAGAACGTGGCCGGCCCGCTGTACGGCGACCTGGATCCGGCACGCTCGATGCACGGGGAGGTGACGTTCAACGGCCAGACCCACGCCCTGTTCACTGGCCGCATAGACGACTACACCGTGCACGCCGACTTCGCCGACCGCACGGCGGAGTTCACGTTCCTCGATGCGCTGAACGACCTGTCCGGCATCAAGCTCTCCACGGCCGTCTACAGCGCCATGCGCACCGGCGAGCTGATCGGCACCGTGCTCGACCTCGTGGGGTGGACCGCAGGGCGGGACATCGACCCGGGCGCCACGGTGGTGCGCTACTGGTGGGCTGAGGGTACGGACGCGCTGTCCGCTATCACGGACCTGGTGAAGTCCGAGGGGCCGCCGGCGGTGGCGTACGTCGCCCCGGACGGCACGTTCGTCTTCCGGGACCGGCACCACCGGCTGCTGCGCACGCAGTCGCAGGAGATCCGGGCGACCTTCACCGGCGGCCGGCTGGGGGACTGTTCGGCGGACGCGCCGCCGGAGGGCTACGACTTCACCAAGCCCTTCACCTACTCGCACGGCTGGCGCGACATCGTCAACGCGGTCACGTTCGATGTGGAGGAGCGGACGCCGTCGGCGACGCTGGAGGCGGTGTGGACGGACGAGTCGACCTACGTCCTGAGCGCAGGGCAGTCGGTGGAGCTGGAGATCACCACGTCCGACCCGTTCGTGGACGCGGCCCCGATGGTGGGCGGGTTGGACATCATTTACAGCGCGCCGGGGGCGGCGTGGGTGGACCGGGTGCTGAGCCGGACGTCGGGCGTATCGGCCACGCTGACGCTGCGGGCCGTGGGCGGCCCAGCGACCGTCACCTACCTCCAGCTCCGTGCGCGTCCGCTGACGGTGCAGCGCACGGCGAAGGTGTCGCTGACCGATCCGGGTTCGATCACCCGGCACGGGGAGCGTTCCTACCCGGACGGAGCACCGTGGGCCGGGCCGTCGGACGCCGAGGCCATCGCCAACATGGTCCTGCTGCACTACGGCCGCCGACGGCCCACGGTGCAGATCCGGGTGGTGGCTCAGGACCCGGCGCACTTCATGCAAGTGCTCCAGCGCACCGTCAGCGACCGCATCCGCATCGTCAACGACGAGATGGGTCTGGACGGCGACTTCTTCGTGGAGCGGGTGACGCACACGATCCAGCGCCTGGGCCGGCCCGGGCGCGCCCCGGTGCACTCGGTGGTCCTCGGGTGTGAGCGGGACCTGGTGGCGCCGACGAACGTGTTCACGTTCGACGTGCGCGGCGCGGGGTTCGACCAGGGCGTGTTCGACCTGACGGTGGCCGACAGCCCGGACGAGGTGTTCGTGTTCGACGACCCGGTGCAGGGCCAGTTCGACCGTGGCCGGCTCGGGACATGAGGGAGGCAGCGATGGGGATGGAAGTGCCGCGTGAGCGGGCGCAGGTGGCCCGTGCGTACGTCTACAGCGGCGAGTGGGTGGCCGACTGCCCCCGACCGGGCGCCCGGCCGGGCCGGGCGGGCTGCGGCAACGTGGAGTTCCTGTACCGGCCCTCGCGCATCGGCGGGCCCCGGGACGTGCCGCTGAACTTCTTCATGTGCTC